TTTAATGCGAATAACACTGCCAATAGCTTCTGCTGTAAATCCAGAAGGGATAGCTCCGCTTACAGTATTATTTGTTCCAGCAGTTGTTCCTCCAGCAAGCTGAGAAGCAATATTAGACGTATCGGCGTTTTTACCTCCATTAGAAGCATCCGCAGCCCCAGTATTTACAATTCTTACGCCTAAAGATCCTAGTTGAGTAAGTCCGTTTACAGTAAAAAGAAAGGTAGTATAAGGGTATGTGGCGATCTCTATGGGTTCAGTAATGGTAACAGAAAGTAGAAGTCCATTGGAGTTTGTCGATATTGCCATTGGAACATTTCTATTGCTAATCCCATTTGTAAGGTCAGTCAGAGTGAAACTGAGTATTCCAGTTTGGTTATTTAAATTAGGAGTAAAATCTTCGCTAGATTGAATTATATTTACAATTTGCGATATGTTGATATTTGATAATTCATTATTGAGTGTATTCCCATCTAAAACAGCCGCACTCCCTTCCGCTGCTCCTGATTTACCATTAATAAAATCAACATTAAAATTTAAAACTGTTCCTGACTGCGGCCCTGTTTCTCCGAAAATAAGGTTATATTTCTTTTCATAATCGCCTTGGTTAACTACAACAATAGCCTCTTCTGCAAAGCTGTCGTTTACTTCGTCGGAAGCTTCAACTACTACATTCTTATTTGTAATAAAGGAGCTATCTCCTATGGTAATTCCTTTTAAATTAGCTAACGGAGAGCCGCTTGTTCTGAGGTAATGTCCCTCTGGTATAGCCCACCCATCAGTATATTCTACAGTGTTATACCAGATGGAAGCTGGACTACCTGTAAAAAGATTATAAGCATACAAATAATCTCCAGTATGTATTATAACATACCTCTCAGTAGCACTTCGATCAACAAAATGAACAAAACTATCTTGTTTAATTTTATTCTGAGTGACTTCTGCAATGTGATTTGCTCCAGCTCTTTTTGTCAGTCCGTCAGAAACACTACTTAAAGCGTTTTCCTGTTCTTCACATTGACCTGAATATCTAACAATATCCGATTGCTGCGAGACACCTTGGATAAGGTTAGGAACTGATGTGTTGATTAAGGGCATATCTCTTAAAGAATATTCTGAGGACGATTAACTCCAATACGAATAGCCGTGTCGTAGCTATCAAATATAGTGCGATCCGACGTTCCTGAGTCAAGCGATTCAAGACGAGCTTTAGCGAACACTTCGTCCCGTAGAATAAGCTGTTCAATCTCAGGAGCACCGAGCGAACGAGCTACAAGAATACGAGAAGCTTTTAGGTTGATATAACGGCGAGCCGCTTCGGGAAGGAAGTCCCACTCGATGAAACGAATGAGATCCATCTTAACAGGTTTTGTAAATTCATAAGTGTTGTTGGTGAGGTCGTAGAGTCTAGAACCTCGCAAAACAACGTTGTCTTTATATCCGTCCACTGAATCTGCGGAAAGAATATCTCCAGAGAGGTCGATGAAGTTGGTCTCTACGTCAGGACTAAAGGTAACATCCTTTTCGGTATTAAAGAACCAACCGTCTACTTGAATACCTTTTGATGTCTCGTCCAAAATTGTTTTGGCCTGCGAGACGGAAAGAGGAAGACCTATGTTATCCGAGATCGAGTTTACTGGCGCTTCGCCCAAGTAACCGATCATTACGTTAACGGCCTGTAATTTAGTGGTAAGAGTAGACATAAAAATAAAAAAGGGTGATCCCCTCCCCCACGCAAATCGGAGGGAGGGGATCGGTTGAGGGATTACTGAACTTCTACGCAAGCTTCAGGACGGATGACTCCGTGACCCATAGCATACTTAGCAACGAACAGAGTGCCTTGGCGCTCGATCTGATATTCAGATTCGGTAGCAAGGTCAAGAAGCTTGACAGTGCCGATACCCGACTTGTGACCAGCAACGAAGCCAGTAGCGCTGAGGTCAGCGTTGTAACCTGTGCCACTAGCGCCGAACACGTCGTTCTTTGCGTTGTCATCATCTTGGTCTTGACTTGCGTCAACAACAGAGATGTCAGCAACGTGATTCGACTTGAACAGCTTGATGCCTGCTACCATAGGAGCAACGCCACGAGCGACAGAACCTTCGCCACCGTAGTCGCGGTTAAGAGCGATGTTAGTGGTTGGATCGCTGATCAGCTTGTAGTATTGAGTAGGAGTCAGGATAGCGAAACGATCCTCAGTTGGGATGTCGTTGTTATCCAATTTCTCGGCTACTTCGAACAGCGCGTCAAGGAGACCTGTTCCAGTTGTAAGAGTAGCACCAGTGATCTGGATACCAGCCTTACCACCGCTGATGGTAGGAGTAGAGGTGCGAGCACCAGCAATAAGAGTCTTCATCGTAGCGATGTCGAAGCGTTTTGCCAATGCCTTACCTAGTTCTTGAGCGTAGATGCTACGAACGTCGTAGTGAGTCTTGAGCTCGTCGATGTTAGCAAGGAAGGTCGAAGCAATCAACACATCGTCAATAGAGATGGTGACTTCGTTCTTCTTGATGTCAGACAGGTAGGAGTTACCACTGTCAGCAATGTTTTCACCTGCTGTGTGATACTTCGCAGTAGCGATGCCTGTTTTAGGGAACTGAGCGGTCTTGCCGTTCTGAATGGTGCGAACCATGTGAAGCTCCTTCATTACGTTGTATTCTTCAAACGTAGTAAGGATCTCACCAGAGAACACCTTCAGAAAGAGAGCATCGACATCGTTAGCACCGTTAATTTGACCCACACGAGATGGGCTTGTATTTCCGTTAGCCATGATTATTTATCTTTCTATATTTAGTTATTTAGTTGGTTGGTTTGATCAGTCCTTATTTAGTTTGCTTCGTTTGCTCGCCTAATGTTATCCACCGCAGTGGGCATTGCGCTACTTGTCGCACACATTGTATTTAGACCTGAAAGTTTTGATTCACAAAGGAGGGATACAAAAAAGCCCCGTCAAAAGACAAGGGCTGGTTGTTTTATTTTCTAAACATCTTAGAACGAAGAGGTGACCGCAAGACGATCTTCAACAGTCTTACGATATGCTGGATCGTTTTTATACCGAGGATCTCGCATCGCTTCAGTGACCTGAGCCGCAGAGTTAAAAGGCTTCACAGCGCTTCCAGAAGTATTACCTTGGATAAGGTTAGGAGCTTTACCGCCTGCGGAAGCGAACTGGGAATACAATCCACGAACAGCCATCTGAGCTTGGTTGATTGAGCCTGATTCAACGACTTCGTTAAACGCGTCCAATTCACTTTGATCTAGGTTCTCAGCAGCCCATTCAGCCATAGCAGTATAATTCTCTTCACCGCCTACAGTAGCCTTAACTTGGTTGATTTGATTCTCCATCAAAGCTTGTTGACCAGCGACATACGCTTCAACAATCTCACGAGGAAGACCTTGCTCTTCAAGAGCCTTGAAAGACTTGTCAGTCAATTCACCGCTTTCGATAAACTCGTTGGTAGCAGAATCAATGATCTCCTTCATTACCGTCTGGTTAGGTTCAGCTTTGTTTTCCTTTTTCGAGCTCTCCTTTTCTTTGTCTCCTTCTCCGAGTTTAGACTGAAGCTCGTTATAAGCTTTTGCCATATCTTCAGGAGATTGAAACTTTTCAGGAAGCCAATTAGGACGATCCGACTCTACGGTCTGCGCCGCCTCAGTATCCTCAGCTTTGTTCGCTAGTTTAGCGTCCATCGCTGCGGCTTGTTCTTCGAGAGAGATGTTCTCAGAATCGGTAGATTCGTTGATGCTTACTTGGTTAAGTTGTGCCATAATTTAGTATATTGTGTTTACTTAGGTAATGTTTTAAACGGATTACTCTGCACCTATATTATCAGAGACCGCCTTAATACCAGCAGGCCCAAGCTTTTCTGTCAACTGCATTTGTTGCTGTTGTTGCATCATTGCTTGAATTTCTTCATCACTTTTAACAAGCCCCTGAGTCTTGATACCCAAGGACGTAGCACGTCGTTTAAAGTATTCCCCAACATTGACGTATTCTGCAACGGCTTGAGGGCCTACGACCTGAGCTGCTCCAGCAAGGAACAGATCCAGTTTCTGGAGATCGTTACCGCGTCCAAGAGCCTCGACACCTGTAATGATCACAGGATTTACAATATCTTTAGGAAGCTTTGGAAGACGCTTGTTCTTGTTCATTGCCGACATAATTCGGTTAACAAGCGGAATCTGGAGCTCGTTGGAAAGAAGAGAATACAGACCACCGATAGCAGTCTCTAGCTCTTGGGAAAGCATACGGATCTCCTCAGCCGTAACACGTTCAGCATTCCGAACAACTCCAGAAGTCAGCAAAAAGGAGTGACCGAGTCGATCTTTGATCTCATTCATTGTGACCTGAGCCACTTGGAAGTCACTTCCCTTCTGAAGCTGAAGAGTCGTTACATCCTGAGCAGAACCTTGAACGATGGCACCATTCGGCGCTTCGGCAAGAACACGCTGACGTGTGGTGCCGTTCGGGTTAACAAGAAACAGAACCTTTGCTGCTGCTGCGCTACCTTCAACGATAGCACGAGTCAGAGATTCAAGGGATTGGAGGTCGCCCAAATACTCTTCAACGTATCCTCGTCCGTAGTTCTCTCCGTCTACACGAGAGAATCGAAGAGGAATGAACGGAGACTTATCTTTCTCGTAAGTTCCCTCCGAGTTCGGAACCCGTGTGTCGTTGATGTCTTGAAAGATTTCCCACTTGTTAGAATCGTTAAGAAGGATAGCGGTATAGAGACTGACGTTACCGTCCGCATCCACGTCGTCACCAACAATCTGTTGCATCTCTTCGGGAAGAGTTTTGAACGAAAGATTCTCACGAGTTACAATCTGAGTAACATTCCCCATCGGGTCACGTTTAACAACATACCGATCGAGACGGAACACACGCATGCCACCACTGTCAGGCAAATAAACAAGCGAGTTCCCTGTTATGATAAGCTGCTTAAGGGCTTCGTGGAGACCAGTGCGATACGACTCACGGCTGATCTCTGCCATCACAGCTTCTTCTACGCTTTGTAGAGAAGCCTCGATCTCAGTAATCAGTTCAAGAGGAGCTCCCTCTTCTTGAAGTTTAAAGGTGTCTACATTGAGACGAAAGAACGGGGCGTTGGGAGGTAGGAGTGCTAACAGTAATTTCGAGGCGAGGTTATTTACTCCTCTTGCCCCAACGCCCTGAAATGGAGTATCGAGTTTGCTATGCGCTCCGAAGCCTTCTTCAGGCATCACGTAAGGAAGCGTCAGCTTTGAGCACTGTCTAGCTCTGTCTAGGTATTGATACCTGTGTCCTTCTAAAGAGCTGTAAAGGGCTTTAGCTGATTTGTTCATATGTAGGTTATTGATTTTCTAATTCGTTTACGTAGTGAAGAATTTCTCCGATAGTTTCTTTTTCTTCTTGGTTAAACTCGTGGTTGTTCAGTTTTTGGAGGAACTCTGGAATCCTGCTCTCTTTTAGCGTCACGCACCCAGTCATCAATATTATTGCGATGCTCATTGTCGCGACGAATAACAAGCTCTTTAACATACTCTCGTTTCAGTTTAAGAAGTAAGGCACCAATCTTCGGGAATGCTATAAGAAGCTGAACGATCAGTGAGATCACGACTACTTGTCCTTAGCTTTACCAATGTTAAGAGCGAGCCAGTCCACAACCTTGTAAGCTTTCGCTGCAAGGCCGTCATCTTTAGGCGTAGGGGTAAGGGCTGCAATGGCAGAAGCCGCAGCTACAACAGCAGTAAGGGCAGCTACAATGCTGTCCACGTTGGATACTAGGTATGCGATGATTTCTTTCATAATGTTATTTCGTAAGTCCTTTTGTAATCTTGATAATTGAAACAACCATGTAAACAAGAGTAGCCACACCCACTAGCAGGCTGACAACCTCGCTGATTGGAGCGAGACTCAGGGTAGCGAAAAAGCCCCCTGTGCCTACTAGTGATTTGGTAATTACTTCTTCCATGTTAGATTCCGTCCTCTGGTGATGGCTTAGGTGTAAATGTTGGAACTGTTGTAGCCGCCTCAACCTCGTCAAGTTCGTATCCCTCGATTGGCAATGCCCATTGACCTTCTGCTGTCTCGATTGGTGCAGTGACAAAACGTGAGCCTTGCCCCTTGGTGTGATATGCCAAACCCTGTGCAATCCCCTCCTCTTCGGAGCGATCCCATGCGTCTTGTTCGGTTGCGTAGATTAAGTAGCTCATGCGTAGATTGAGTAGTGATCGTTGATGTTGCCCTCTATGGCAAGACGGTTTGCTG